CGCTGGCCTTATTCAGCCGCTCCGTGAACCTGGTCGCCATAGCACTGCCGACAGAGAACCAACTGTCGCCAAGCAACACGTGCTTGCCGCGATTCACTTCTGCGACTCGCGCCCCGAGTTTGTAGAGGTTCAAGGGCCCGACATAGAACGTCCAGCCACCGCTGCTTGCGGATACCGCCCGAATGCTGATCATCGACCCAGGGCGGCAGGAGAACTTCAGCTCAAGCAGCCTGATGCTGTTGTAGCCGGACAGTGGACCACTGGAAGCAATTGTCTGCTGTGCGCCATCGGTCGTGAACTCATCGACATATACCTCGACAAAGCCAGAGAACCCGCCCGTCCGGATGCCAACGTTCAGAGGTACTTCAGCGACATAGTCCCCGCCGGTTAGCGACATCCATCGACTTTTAACACCGGCACCGGGGGTGGAACTCGAAACATCAACACCCCGCTCGCCAACTGCAAGACTGCCCGGGTTTTCGTAGCTCACGCTTGAAAGCTGGGTTACCGCGGCGCCGCTCAGGGACTCCCAGAAAGCTCCGTCTCGAACACGTAGCTCCAGCTCTTTGATCCTGAATTCTTCCAGGCGTCGCAGCGCATCGTCGACGATGGTCGCGCCGCCGTAGGTGTTCGGGTGGGCATCATCGCGGTAGAAGTTGTATATCGGCGCGCCGTTGGCGATCGGCGCCGGCAGGGTCTCGCCCAGTCTGAAGATAGGACCGGCCAGCACTTGGTGCAGCTTGGCCGAATAGTACTCACCGTCGGTGGCCAGGTAGCAGATCAGCATGCCGCCGGCGAAGTTGGTGGACGATGCGACTGGGATGTCGGTGCTTGCGGTGCCGACTGCCCCCGTAGCGGTAGTGATCTTCACGTTCTGCGGATCACCGGCGTTCCATGGCGGATCGCCAGCGGTCCATCCACGCCCCCTCAAGACCCCGAAATGCATCGGGATTGTCGCCGGATCAAGATCAGTGCTGTACACCTGCAACAACTGGCCGTTGGTTTCGTCTACCGCGGCCACCAGGTCATCGAGCGCCTTCTTTACCGTTCCGGGACCATGCCCGACCATGGTTGACCCGTTCGGAAGGGCCAACCCCTGCCGCAAATAGGCGTCGCCTACAGCGACCAGTTTCGGCGCGTCGGTAGCCCAAGTGCCGGTCAACGTCAGTGGCAAGTCCGCTTGGTTGATGGCTCGATACAGCTCCTCCCCGCGCTGTACCAGTTGCGTGGGGCGCTGAACGACTGCCGCCGCGGCGTAGATGACGAACACGGACTCATAGCCGGACCTGAGCAGGAACTGGGCTACCTGATCCTCAAGGCCCGCATAGGTCAGGCGCTCCTTGCCCGTACGATCAGGCACAGACAGGTCATCAGAGGTCGCGTAGAGGTCGATGATCCCGGCGTTGTCATAAAGGTCACGCGGATCGCTGGAACCGTTCGGTTCAACTGGGTTGCCGGTGTTGTAGCGCATAGATTCTCCGGGCATGAAAAAGCCCGCTCAGTGGCGGGCATGCTCGATAAGGTTCCGGTCAAGCCGGCGGGGAGTTGTTGTCGTCCAGGTAGATGCGATCGTCGTAATTCACGGCCGTGACGTTGCAGATCACGGTTCCGCTGGGATTCACTTCCTTGATGAGCGCGGGATAGCAGAACTTGGCTTTTGGCCCGAACTGGAGCACCGGTGCGTCCATGGCGCCGTTCAACACTGGCTCGAAGTCCAAGGTTGGGATGGTCAGCCGGTAGTCGTCGATCCTCGTGGCCACATACGGCCCGGAGGCGCTTCCGTCGCGGCGACGCAGGGCAACCCAGTGCTCACCGCCTGCGGACCAGTCCAGGCGTTCCGACGAGACCAGCATGTGCTGGCTGCCGAGCGGCGCGTAGCCCTTCAGCATCGCGCTCTGACCGTAGCCTGGGGTGGTGTCGCCCAGCAATGCATAGTCGAGGTATCCGCTGTTCAGGGCATCCAGTTCAGTGGAGAAGCTGTAGCGCTTGCGCTGGTAGACCTGCTGCCGGCGGCGGCGCATGCCGATTCGCCAGGCCCTGGTCCTACTTGTCACCCCTTCTACCTTGATCTTCTCCGTGCGAGCGCCGATGTCGCCCGGCAGCCTGCACTCCACGGTTTCAATCTGCCAGGTGGTCCCGTCCAGGTACTCGACATCAACTCCATCGAAGTCGTCGGCGGTGGCGTGCTCCGCCTCACGCTTGAGGGCCTTGGTCATGACCTGCGGGTTGTAGATGTGGTCGAAGGCCGGCCCTCGTGGTTCATCACGCACGGGCCGGATCAAACCCCGGTCAATGGTCAGCTCAGCAAACCCAGCCTGCAGCGCCTCGATCATGCACGCTTTCACCGTGGTGGCTGTGTCGATGGTCCGGTCGTAGAAGTCGCCGCGGGCAGTCCAGATCTCGTGCAGGCGGTCCAGCTCGGCCAGGTCAATGTCAGAGTTGCCGTCGGCGATCGAGTAACCGACGCTACTGGCGATGTAGCCGATCCAGGCTGAAATGTCCCGGGTTGGCTCTTCCGGCGCCCACACCCCTCCCCGGCGAACGGGCAAGATCCGGGTGGCGATCACCGATACCTGACTTTCGGACTGCGAGGCGATCCGGTTTCCGCCCTTAACCCGCAGGGCCATCATCGTCACGCCCTCATACTTCGTCGGCGCAACAAGATTTGCGCGCAGGCCATACCACTGAACGGTGTTAGCGTCCTGGGTGCTGGTGGATTTCGCGCCAATCCGACGCATCCTGACCTCTGGTCGAATGGCTGACGGGATGTCCATGAACTCGGTATAACCGAGCTGATCGAGGGTCATGGCGGTGTAGACCTTGGTGAAAGACGTCCAGGCGCCCGCGCTGGTGATGTCGCGGTACTGCATCTCTACGGTCACCGAGAGGTTGTTCAGGTCACCCTTCCCGCCCACGTGAACCAGGCCTTGTGGGAAGAAGATGTCCCACGCGATCCTGGTGGTGGTTGTGCCCGGTGGGCAGGCCGGGAAAGGGCCAGACCAGTCACCCTCTTGAGTTGAGCCATCAAGTCGTAGAACCGCAGCCGAAGTCACCAGCGCGTCGAACCCCGGCCAAGTCGTGTCTGCTGCGCCTGCTGCGTTCAATCGCTCGACGTTGATCGCCGAGGTGCTGGCTGCGGTGATTCGATACCTCAGCCCGCGAACCCCGATTCCCATCTGCAGCGCGGTACCGGTCACCAGTCCTGTTGCCGGGCCGCCGGCCTGCCAGTCCAGCGTCATCTGGTCAGGGGCACTGCCAACACCTGGTGTGTAGGAAGCCACTACGTAATTGCCGGTGTTGGTGCCGACGATCTCGATCGGCATTCCCACATAAGGGGCGATCGAGTCCAGGTTGCCACGGATGATGTCGCGCCCCGCGCCGCCGTCAATGACGTCGTAGGGGTAGGCAACTTCGATCCGCACGATCATTCCGGCCGCCCAACCTGCCGGAAATTGCCCGGCACCGGTCGGCACGCTGACCGAGAAGCCGGCGAACTGGAAGGACTGGGCCGATGGCACAGGGGTAACGGCATACGTCGCCTTGAGCTCGATACCCGCCGTCCCCGTCGAGGTAGCCCCAACTTCCGGCGCGGAATGCCACCACTTCGCCGCAGTCTCAGCAGCTAGGCTCTCGCCCGGTTCGTAGATGCGAAACTGGGCATCCTCACCGAGGGAAATGATGGGTGTGTCCCCGATGGAAATGCTGCTCACGGGGATTTGATACCTACCACGCCCGATACAAAGCAGCATCTCGATCCACTGTGAGCGCGGGTCAAGAAAGTACCTGTTCGGCGGCAAGGCATAGTCTGGGTAGGGACGCTGTCGGCCGGCGATCTCCCGGATCACGGAATTCAGCTTCACCTGGTTGCCTTTCACCGTGGCCAGGCCCAGGTCATTCCCGCGCTTGGTGTTCCCGCCGCTGTTCAAGGACGGCATCTTGGGCATCAAGGCGCTCATCACGGCCTTTGCGCCGAACACCAGGGCCAGGGTGATGGAGAACGGGTCAGTTCCTTTCGGCTCCCGGTAGATCTCCACGCGATCCTCGGGCCCGAAAACGATGGTTGCCCACTGAGTCGGCAGCGCCCGGTCGCCGTTCACGAAAATGCTGATCGGCAAGGCCTCGGGCAGCACCGACTCTGGCATTCCGTCGGCCCGGAACCAATCCAGCAGGCTCTGGCGTGCGTCGACCTGGTAGGTCTCGGCCGGCTCCGGCGCCAGCTTGTTGGGGAAGACTTCGATCATGCTCGGTCCCGGTAGTAGATGACGGTGTTGTGGTCACGTTCGAACTGATGGAGCGGCAGGCAGCGCGGGCCGCGCGTGGGATTGATCTCCAGCGCCTTGAGCCGGCCATCAACCTCCACGACCAGGGCGACATGCACGCAGATGTGGCCCCGCATCACGGCAGCCACCGCCCCGCTCTCCGGCGGGCAGGCCTCCATGTGCTGCGCCTCCTCCCGGTACGCCCGGGTAAACTCCTTGGGATCGGTGTTGCGCACATGGCCCCAGCTGGGCAGCAGCCGCTTGCCCAAGTACCGATGGCGCGCATCCCGGACCAGCCCCCAGCAGTCGAACCTTTCCGGACCGCGAGCGCCGTCCTCATACCTGCAGGACAGGTACGAATTGATCCATTCCATAGGGGAAACCCTTATAGGTATTTGAGGCCCGGGACGAAGTTCGTCGTGTACAGGGCGCGCGGCCAGCCCGTGCCGATCAGGTCGAAGAATCCACAGTTCAAATTCGCCGCGTTCTCTTGGAAGGAGTCGCTGTCGACCGACATCCGGTACGGGCGCTCGCAAGGCTCAGAGGTGTCGCTGGCCAGGTAGACGCGATACACCGCGGTCACCCGGGCGTTGGCGTCGAGCGCCTGGTCGGCCTTGTGCTGGACCTCGCCCGTGGTGTTGTCCACGGCAAAGGCCAGGGCCTGATTGCCCTTGTTGTTCTTCTGCGGCAGTGCAATGCCAATGTTCGCCGCAGTGAACGTGAGCAACCGCCGGTCTTCAGTGCCGCAAACCCGGTCCTTGAAGCCATTGCAGATGAGCACTGGCGCTCCCCAGGCCGGGCACGTTATTTCCAGCGTCCGGACGAACGCCTCCACACCGCCAGAGGCTAGAGCCTCGCGGTAGGTGTCTTCGAGAATGGTCATGGTTACCCCTATGCGAACACTCGCCACGGCGTTTCGGGGTGCAGGACCTCGATCCCTGGGAGCTCAAGGGGAAGGTCGCTGCGCACGTTCGCGTAATAGCCGTCGACCTCCTCTACAGTGCCGGCCTCTGGGTCGACCACAACACAGACCTTGCCGATCTCGTCCACGGTGGTGCCTTCGGCGGCCAGCGTTTCGAGCGCGGCTCGCATTGTGTCGGCGTCGGGAGCCTTCAGGTAGTAGTCGGTCATGATGTGAGTCCCTGAAGTTCGGCCGCAGTCAGGCGGCGCGGGTAATAGCGAATGCGGCGCAGGTGGCCCTGCATGTGGTTGCTCGATACGCCACGAGCACCAAGAGCCAGGCGGTCTATTGTGGGTAAATCGCCTGAAGTATCCTGCGGGGTTACCAAACCGGCAGTTGAAAACTGAAAGTCGTTAACCCTGTAGGCGATGGCCTGTTTTATTGCCACCCCGGGTACAATCGTGGCACCTAAGTTGGGGTTGAACGATACGCCACCGGCGTCATCAACCACTTCAGCACGTGGAACCCCAGACGCGTTTGTAAGCAGTCTGACGCTGGGGTTTGGCGCAGATGTCCCCAGAGACACTGCCACCACAGAAACCAAGGCACTATGGGCGACCTCAACACACAGCGTTCCCTCTCCGGTTTTCAGCCATGCTGCGGCAGGTACGAATGCTAGATCAGCAGCCCTTGTGACTTGCGCGGCCGCTGTGGGGATGGGGGAACTTGGGCCGTCCCCAGCCTCAAGCTGAGCGTGCCAGATGTAAGCGCCGGACGTACCGTCACCCAAATAACTCGGGCCTGCCGAGGTAGCGAGTTGCACATCGAACGGTACAGCAACAGGGCTTGCGACGGTTGTGGCCACCAGATAGCACAGATACCAACCGTTGGGGTACGGGATCATGCCGACCGCATCAAGACCAGGCGACGCAAGATCAATAACCCCGGTGTCCAGGTTATAGCGACAGCTGCCTGAGTTCACCCACTGAGCGAAGCTGTCGGTCTCCAGGTACAGCATGCGCCCACTGCCGTCAGCTTTGGCGAATGCATAACGACAGTATTTGGTGGAGCCCGTGAGCACCTTGCCGGCTTGGGATACCAGGTGCGTGGTGTTTGCAGAGTTCTCAGTCAACTTCACTGCCAGCGAGCCGTCAGGCGCGATGACAGCAGTGACGGGCACAGCAGCGCCACTCTTGGTCCAGGCGGCGTTGGCGAAATCACCAGACTGAAGCGCCAGGTTGGTTCGCTGCTGCTCAAACAGCAGACCACGCGGAGCGCCTACGGCATCGAACTCAAGTCGAGGCGCATCAATTGCAGCAGTTTCGATCCGTCCCTCGAAATTCAGGAACGTGCCGGTCGTTGACCTCGTAAAGGTCACCAGATCGCGGAAAACCTTAGGCTCCATACACCTTCACCAAAGTCAGATAATCGATAACGCCGCCTGCGAAGTACTGGTTGCTCGTGAAATTCAGCACCAACGACGGGCTGTCCGCACGGGTGACCTTGTACAACGCATGACGCCCACCGCTGTTTTCGTCTGCCGCGATGCTTATCGTTCGACCGCTCTGCAACGAGGTGATCGACGCCATGGCGGCGGCATAGGTCGGGAAGTCGAACTGGAACGCAGACCACTCGCGGTTGACCGCGAGGTCGATGATGTCCATCGAGAACCAGTATTCCGGGAACTGGTCCCAGCCGGGCTCGATGAGCGGCGGCTCACGCAGCTCGAGGGTCGCGGAGAATTCCCACCGGCTGACCTGGACCAACGTCGGCCCGCTGTAGTGGCCTGCAAACCGGCACTCATACTCCTGGAACCCGATCGGCGTCAGCAGGGTGGCTTTGAACCACTCCACCCCCTGCTTCAGCGTCCCGGCGTACCAGCCCTGGAAGAAGGCCATCTGGTTGCGGTCGCAGTTCCACTTGGCGCGGACATGCGTCGGCACATCGTCGAAGTTCAGGCGCTGCCGAGCCCGACCGGACTGCATCTGCGTCCGGATCATCGGGTCAACAGGGGTATCAAGCTCATAGCCGTCCTGCAGCGGAACCGGCAGCTGCGATGGGTATTCGATCATGAGCCCTGCCCCTGAAGTCCGTATTTGGCCTGCATGGCCTGATGAGCAGCCCCGTCACCCATGATGCTGGCGACCCAGATGTCCATGAAGTCTTGCCCCCCTTCCCTGCGCGACTGGACCGTTCCTGCCTTGGATGCGTCCTCGTAGAGGTTCACCACTGGCGGCTGAGATGGCGCAACCGTGGTGACCCCGGAGCTACCGCCAGAGGTCGAAACCCGCTCACCGGAGTTGATAGCCTCCAGAAGCGCCCTGTTGCGCCTCGTACCTTCAGCGTTCACGACAAACTCCTGCCCGTGAACTACGCCGGCAACTTTCTTACGCCCACCGCCCCCGGTGTATCCGCCGGATTCGAAGCCCTTTATGAGCGCAAACGCAGCGAGTAGAGCGGTACCACCCACAACAGCGGCGGCACCGAACGAGCCGATCGAGGCCACGAGTGCCGCGGGCAACCAGGCACTGGCCGTGGTCGCTGCAGCTGCGGTCTGGGCGGCCGTGGTGGTTGCCGTGGCCGCGAGGCTGGATGCGGTTGCAACGCCGTCAGCCGCCACTTTTGCTGTGGCCACGGCAGCCGCTCCGGATGTCTTGGCCGCAGTCACTGCTCCGGTCTGTGCAATCTCTTGTGCGGCAATAGCTGCTGAGGTTTGTCCGAAGGCCAGCTGAGTTGCCTGAGTGGTAGCCCATTGCGCAGCCATTTGGCCCAGCGAGTTGACCACTCCGCCAGCGAAGCTTCGGATCACTTGCGTTGCAGATTCGCCAAACGTCTGACCGTCGAAGGTCATTTTCTCGAAGGCGCTACCGACACTGGTTGTGATGCTGCTGAATGCGCCGGTGAACATTGCTTGGGTTTGGCCGGCAACGTTGGCTGCGCTCACCTGGAAGTTCTGCAAGGCGGCCGTCCAGCCGTTGACCGGGCTCAGCATGGCCTGGTCCATCTGCGCCCAGCCGGTCTGCATTGCTTCCAGCTGTTTGGGCAGGTACTCATTGGTCAGGTCTATCTGGGCTTGCAGGTCCTGCCGCTGCTTCTCGGTTGTGGCATTGGCCAGTTCCGTGCGCAGCTGAAGGATTCGATCATTGGTTTGCTGCTCAAGCTGAACGCGCTGCTGCAGGCGAGAGGACTGCAGGTCACCCATACCCACGCCGGCCGCTTCAAGGCTGTACTGCGTGCGCTGGGTGGCCAGCTGCTTCTCCAGTTGCGCCCGGTACTGCTCGGCCTGAGTCAGGCCCTGGGCGCCCTTGATGGCGGCTGCGTAGTTGATCGATGCCTGGGCCAGCGCCTTGCCATATTCCTCTTGGCTGATCTTGCCCTTGTCCAGGGCCAGTTGAAGCTGCCCCTGCTCCTTGGCCAGTGTTCGGGCGGCCTGGGCCGCTGGATCGTATTGGCCGTACAGCTTGGCGAAGGTGTTTTCTGCTTCGGCCACGCCTCGGGTTTGTCCGGCGCTCTTCGGGCGCCCCTTCTTGGCTTCGCGATCCTTGATATCTGCGATCTGCTGCTCAATGCTTTTCCGGGCAGCGGCGTACTTCGCCTCCTCTTCGGCAGTGAAGCCGCCGGCCTTTTGTGCATCGGCGCGCGCTTTATCAATGTCCCTGAGCTGCTTCTGCAGCCTCTCGGTTTGCGTTTGAGCAGCCTTGTAGGTGGCGTTGATGGTGTCTACGCCCTTCTTGCCGGCGTCCTGGATCGCTTTACTGGCAGCGTCTTCGGCGGCCTTTCGACCCGCATCTGCAATGGCTGCCTGCAGGTCTGAAGCCTGTTTGCGAAGCTCTTCGACATTCTTCGTCGTGAGGCCTAGCCCAAAAGCCGCTCGACCACCCTGCTGAATGCCCTTCTCGGCATCGGCGATCTTGCTCTCGACGTCCGCAAGCTGCTGCTCCAGGGATTTATCACGCCCGACATCGAGCATTGCATCCCACGCACGCTTTGCGAACGAGGCAATCGACTTCCACGCGGTTTCAAGCGAACCGAGGTTCTGCTCGATCTCCCCGGCGCGACTGTTGATCTCTTCCGCATACAGGCCGGCCGCCATTGCAGCGGCTCCCATCGTATCGCCCTGCTCCTGCAGGGAGACGATGTTGGCGTACTGCGAGGCAGTGAGGATATTCAGCTCGGCGTCGAGCTTCTTGATGGCCTCCACCGGGTTCTTGGCAATGTCATTGAACGACTGAACGACCTCGTTCACGTCGCGGCCAGTCTGCTTCGACCAGGCCAACGATGCCTTGGTGATCTCGGCATACATCGAGGTCAGCGGGTTGCCAGCTGCCGCCAATTGCGTGAGCACGCCGGCAGCAGCACCTACCGTGGTGCCGGTGCTGGCCACCTGCTGAGCCAGATCAGCCAGCTGGTTGGCACTGGTACCGGCGGCGTTCCCGTTCTCAATGAGAACGCGACCAAACCGCTCAGACTCTTCGGAGCCTTGGTAGTAGGCGACTGTCAGGGCGCCAACAGCCGCGGCGGCCAGCGTGAACGGGCTCGCCAGCCCAGCCACGTAGGTTCCAACTGCGCGTGCAGCCGGACCGATGCCGCCGAACATATCCTTGAGCTGGCCGCCCTGCTGCAGGAGCACAGTCAAAGGTGCTTGCCCGGTTGCCAGGCCGACAGTGATGTCCGTGATCTGCGCCGGCAGCATGCGCATGTTGTTGGCCATGGCCTTGGCCGACATACCGGCTTGGTTCATGCCGACTGCCGTTTCGCCCAGAGCATCGCGCATGGTGTTGATGCGCTGGTTGTACTCATCGAAGGTATCGCTATCGAGAAACTTGGTCCCTTTGAACTTGGCCAGTTTCTCCTGCATGTCGTCGAGCCGGCCCAGAGCTGCGACCGTTGGGTTGATCTGCCCCAGCAGCTGGGAGAGCTCTTTGCGTTGGTCATCCAGACTGCTGGACACCTGGTCCGCTGATGCCGCAGCAGCATCACCGGCCTTTTCCATCCGGTCCAGCGCATCGGCCATCTGGTTGGCATTGCGCTCTGCCCCGCGCGAGTCGATCGTTACCGCAAGGCGGGATTCCTGCGCCATAGCTTTCTCCAGGCGTAAAAAAACCGCCCGGAGGCGGCTTTCGTTGAATATTCGATCAGCTTTGCGCGGTCAGGCGCTCACCCTATTGAAATGACGCCGGGATGGTTGGAACCTCGACAACCTTGCCATCCTTCATCTTGAAGGACACAACCCGGCTGGCCCCAGTCATCGCATTGGCATGACTCCAGACCCACATCTGCTCATCGTTCCGCGAAGTGACCGAGTAGGGATTCCCCATAAGCGATACGACTTCGTCCTCTGTCATGCCGATCTTCACCTGGCGCGCGCTGTCGTAGGTGAATGGCGTGCCTGCGCAGCCGGTGAGCAGAGCAGCAAAGACGATCATCAACAGCAGCTTTTTCATCGATACCTCTCCTTGGGATTTATGCCGACTTTATCCTCGAGTATGGCAATCCACAAAATGGACCATCATCTCTTCGGTGGAATCTTCGGCTTGTCCTTCTCCTGCTGCTCATCCCAGTGGCGGCGGAACTCGTCATCCAGGGCGAAGATGGCGGCATCAATCTCTTCGCGGCATATCGCCGAGGGGTAGCGGGACAGGTGGTCGGTGATCGCCGTTGGCGAGATTGGCGCAGGCGCCCCAACCATGCCGACGTACTGCCTGGTCCGGCTGATCATGCCGTAGGCCTCCAGTATCTCCGCAGTCACACCATCAATTTCAGGCGGATCTGGCACCTTGCCGACCAGCTTCTCGTGCTTCCAGCGCTTCTTCTCGTTGGCCGCGCCGGCCCATTCCCTCCCCCACAGGTATGCCGCTACTACTTTTCCGCAGTGGCCTGGGCCTTCTCTTCAATCCGGCGGGCAATGTCGCTGCCGGTCCGGATGGCCAGAAAATAGACCTCGGGCATCTGCCGGATCAGCGCCTTGCACAGCTCCGGCGAGTATGGCGCCGGGACGCCTGGGCTGTCGGCTTCATCGATGCCTTCCCAGCCTTTGATCAGGTGCTTGGAGACCAGATCGACGAGCATGTCGTCTTCTTGCTCGAAAACAACCGACTCGGCATCGGCAACGCTGAAGTCCTTGGTGCCAACGCGGGCCTGCATGTCGATGGATACGAGGTGGCGCTGGATCAGCGCGTAGTGCGACTTGTACAACGGGCTGGCGGTTGAGCCAACCAGGATCTTCGCGCCCGGGGCGATTTCCACCCAGCGGGTGCCATCGATGTCGAGCTCTGGCTTCTTGGCGATCGTGATGCCCATGGTGTTCCTCTGCGGTAAAAGGCCCGGCGCACACCGCAGAGCGCGCCAGGCAAAGGGTTAAGCGGTGATGGTGATGGTCGCGGTTCCGTTCTTGGTCGGATCGGACTTGCTGGTCGCGGTGATGGTGGCCGTGCCAATGGCTACGGCGGTCACCAGGCCGGTCTGGCTGACGGTGGCAC